AGATAAGAACCCATCTGTTTACGTATATCCATCAGAACTTGAAATCTATCTCTGTTATTCAAATTCATAGGAGAATTTGGATCATTTGTAGAAAATATATCAAGTCCAGCAGGAAGAGTTCCTGAATTAGGCTGAGTATCGTAGATGATCACAGTACGCAAATAGACACCCTGAAAAGCATTTGCACTCGCTGTAGTACCGGGAAAGAAATTTCCATTATAAAGGACAGATTTTATAGTTGATTTTCTGCCAATACGTTGGTTAAAATCAGCACCTTGAGCAATTCCATTAATCAGAACACCACTCCATGTAGCCATAACAGGTACATTTATAGCAGTAGTATCAACAAACTTTAGTTCTGCTCGTCCTCTGAGAGAGTATTGTCCGTAGAAACCTCTGTTAGCAGGTGGTCCATAGCTTCCTTGAGAAGTTCCAGTTCGTGCTTTAAGTAGTTGAGCTGCTTTTGCAACCGCACTTCTAGCTCTTGCAGCCTTGTATTTAGACACGGTTGATTTTCTGAGTATTCCCATAATATAGAAGGTTCTCTCTTAACAGCAGCTCGTTTCTTAGGTGCTTTAGTTATAATTACGTCTTGTTGTGTGTCCATACTTAAGTTAAAAAATAACCAATCACCAAGCTTAAAAGGAAAAAACCACCAATCACAAAAATCACATCACTTCACAGAAATAATTCACCTAAATCACCCTCGCGCCAATCAACTCGGACACGTAAGGACGCGAAGAGCATTAGCGATAGCGTCCGCACTACTCTGCGACAGCCTCGGATGCCCCTCACCATCATCGGATATATAACAAATTTGGGGGATCAACTCGGACCGCCTAGGGAGCCAGTGCCGCCAGTGCCGCCAGTGCCGCCTCTTTGTGTATAGGCTATACACATGACCACCTAAAATATCTGGCCTCAAGCAGATAAATAGCGGGCGCTTTGTTTGCTCTAATATTACTAGCAAACAATCGCGCCAGCGCCAATTGCATTAGCAATTAAATGGAAACATTTCCAGCAGTAAACCAAACCATGGACAGCCCACTCGATGATGAACCAGAGACTCTGGATAAGCCTGCGCAGACAGAGACGGTGAAGAATACGAAGGGCTTCCGCCTAGATGGGAAAAACTTTATTCTTACGTTCCCACAATGCGACCGAAAGAAAGAGGAAGCTATTCAGTGGATAGAGCACAAGTTCCAGCAGGAACTGAAAGGATACATAGTGTGCGAGGAAGCACACGCAGATGGAACACCACACTTGCATGTGTTCCTATCCTTTCACAAGAGGAAAAATATCAGACAACCTGACTATTTTGACTTCATTGGTGGCAAGCACGGAAACTATCAGGTATGCAGGAGTGCTAAAAATAGCATCCAATATGTAGTTAAAGCAGGGAATTACATAGCTAAAGGAGTGGATGTGGAGCAAGTTAAAAAAGAGAAGACGAGCGACAAAGTTGCACGGCTCATTGACCAAGGGAAGAGTCTAGCTGAAGTCAAAGAAGAAGAAAGTGGATATTTTCTGATGAACAAGAGGAAAATAGAGGAGTATGCCACCTGGGTTGAATGTGAGAAAGCCAAGAAATCAAAGATTGATTGGATACCTCCTAAGCTTGATGGACTAACCGGAGCTAATCTTCAGATTGCGGAGTGGATATGCAAGAATATTCGCCAGACACGCTCATTCAAGGCCCCTCAGCTTTTTATTACTGGGAAACCGAATCTTGGGAAGACTTCTCTAGTAGAGTGGTTAAAGAAATCACTATCAGTGTACCTTTTTCCAATGGAGGAAGAGTTCTACGACCACTACACGGATTCGGACGACCTAGTGGTTATGGACGAATTCAAGGGACAGAAGAAGATTACCTTTCTGAACGAGTTCCTTCAAGGATCGACTATGTCAATCCGCAAGAAGGGAACACAGGGAATCAAACAAAAGAATATCCCTGTTATAATCTTATCCAATTTGACCCTAGAGACATGCTACAAAAAAGCCAACGAAGACGGAAGGTTGGACAGCCTCCGAAGTAGACTATTGATAGTAGATGTAACAAAGTTCATCGACTTCTATGTTGATAGGAGCAATATTTTATAAATAAAATTCTTTATTTACATATCACTGAATCTACAACGAGTATAGTAATCAATCATAGCAACACCAGCAAAGTCACCGATAAAGAACAAGTATAAAGCACCAGTTGAAATAGAACCAATCGTATTAGCAGTACCAGAGAAAACAACTTCCTTGCTGCATTTCTTATATTTCTTCCAAAACGCATTTTGAGGAGAACCAGAAGACAAACTAGGTACAGCAGTGAAGAGATAAGAACCCATCTGTTTACGTATATCCATCAGAACTTGAAATCTATCTCTGTTATTCAAATTCATAGGAGAATTTGGATCATTTGTAGAAA